GATGATTTCGTCGAACCAGCCACCGTTAAACATCGTGCCCCGCTCGAACCCGTCGTAAAAATTGGCCCGGTTGATGTACACGTTGCCGTTATTAGTCTGGATGTTGATAACCTGTTGCGTGGTTAAATCTTCAGGCGTAACACCCGGCATTTGCTTGTAGGCCAGTGTGTAGGCGGATCGGGTAGCGTCGGAAGTCTGGCCCATTGCGTAGCCCATAATGGACGCTACAGCATGGGGAACAGTGGAGTAAAAGCCCATTGTCCGGCTGTATTCCGCTGTTTCCAACGTGGCGAACAGGTTGCCGTTTGTGTTGTTTAATACGGCAGAGTCAGCGGATTGCAGGATATAAAGCGATTCAGGGATAGCGGCTTCAGTCCATGCGGCAATGCCGTTTTGATCGTTAGTAGCGGCGCTGGTGCTGTAAACCGTGTACCATTCGCTGTTTTTAGTCCGGCAAGCTTGGATGGCCTGCAAAGCGGTTTCACCGGTTGCCTGTCTCCCGATAGCCACTTGGGTAGGCTTGCCGGGGGAGCTGAAATAAAACTGAGCGGCGATATATTCGGGCATAGAACTATTGAAGCCATCGGCCACCATGTCGGCCACACTGGTATAAATCTTGAGGCGGGTAACAGTGGAAATAACCGGGCTGGTACCGGTAATCAGACCTAAATTAAAGCCCCTCCTCGGTGCTGAAGTGGGGCTGATCGTGTACTCAACGTTTGCTATAGGACTTAAAGGTAAAGTTGTCATTTTTATTCTCCGATTACATCTCTTCTTGCAAAATCACCAAAGAGCTTAGCCTCGGCATTTTTATAAGCTTCAACGGCTTGTTTTATATCCTTGAAATAACCCAGAGTTCTTTTCCTCTTTTCAAAACCGATTGTTGCAACCCAACGCTTTCGGTCTTCCCTCCAAGTGACACCTTTAAATCCAGAGGTGTTATTTCTCGATACGCCTCTATTCCTGGCGTTTTGATTGCGGTTGCAAAGCCTGAGATTAGCTCTTCTATTGTCTAAAGTGTTTCCGTTTATATGGTCAATTTCAAATCCCGGCAAGACATTCAAGATAATTCTGTGCATCTGCCTGCCTATTGAGCCTTTATATGCGGCGTAACCAGGGCAGTAAATTCCTGTCATGGCGTAACCTTGGCTATTCAAATTCCATTTATATTTACTGAGCCAGTCAAAATCTTCATCATCAACCAGCGCAAATTGACCACGGGTAAGTGGTATCATTTTCATATCGGAATCTCCTTTCAAGATTTCGGTCATGCCTCCGATAGTTCAAGCTATGCGGGGGCCTTTGCTTATTTAAGGTGCATCCTCAATATTCACGACCCTTTGAAGGCCGTGGTCATCGTAAATCTTGATATGGGCGCTTTGAATCAGCGGGACAGTAGCGTCTCGCTCTGTGTAGGCATTGAACAGAACGGTTAAATCGGTTCTTTCCCACCACTGGCCAGCCATCTCATACGGCGTACGGCGTGGGGCTGGAATGCTTGGAACGGGGTAAACCTTGGCGGCGGTTAATGCGGCCCGGTTGCTTCGGTTCAGGATACCCACCTTGATAGCGTCCGCTGTCTCAAAGCAGGCAGGGCCATAGCACGACCACATCACTTCAATCACTCGGGTGTATTTGGTTTGTTGGACAACCTGTAAATTGGTATCTGGTTTATAAAGAACGTCCTGCTGGTTATCAAACAGGGAACCCAGATAATTGACCGTGATAAACACCACGTTGTCTGTCTGTTTAAAGCCCGGTTGTCCCTTTTCGGCGTAGGCCAGTCGAACCAGCTTTCCATCCATGCCGGTAATGGTGATGGTGGCTGTTCGGATTAACTGCTGGAATTGCTCACGGGTAATGAGATTCATTAAGCCCCCACGATTCGGGCGCAAGTGGCCTTGTAAAAACCGTAGTCCGCATAATCCGAAATACTGGTCACTCGATACTGTTCACCGTGCCAAGTTACCAAGTCAGAAACCCGTTTGTTTGGTTCCAGGGAAGTGGGGAATACGGCGGATAGAGTGTAAACGTTAATCATTCCACTGGCCCGGTCTGCTTCTGGCATGGCGGCCAGTTGCTTGGTGGTCAGTGGCTTAACTATGGCGGGCATGGTGATAGTGCGGGTTGTATTTTCAAACTTTCCAGTGGATGCGCTCCAGTCTCCCAGTTGGCGGGTGACGGTGATGGCTTGGCTGAAATCGGGATCAGTGATTAATTCGGCAAAATTCAGCATTAGCGTTTGGTATCCACAACGTAGGTAATGGCTTGGCGAAGCGCCCCGGTATCTAGGAGGGGTTGATCGCTTCCCTTGCGGGCAATGGTGGCAGGGCTATTCGGCGCCCAGTTGTTAGCAGGATTGGTAAACCAGCGCTTGGCCTCGGTGGAAACAAACATGCCCAATTTGCTGAATCCGGCATCCGCAACATTGGTCTTGCCGTTCAGTGCGTCTTTGATAATGCCCGCCTGTATCCGGGCGATGGCATCCCGGTTTGCCTCAATGCTTGGTTCCATGAAGGGGCGGGCGGGAATGTTATTCATGGGTGAGCCCTTGCTGTGGATATAGGCCAGTTCAGCATTATTTGGGCCTTCTTCTTTGCGGTTGATTTCCTTTTGAGGAATTCCCGCCAGCACCCGTTGGGCATCGATAGCCTGAAGCCCTGCAATGATGCTCCCTGTTTTATCCAGCCGTTTAACGACTTTGCCGAATACTTTGCCAAACATCAATAAATGTAACTGGTGCGTCCAGCAACCAAGCGGGCCAAGCCTGCAAATTGAGTGCCAAACATGGTGGATTTCCAGACATCCCAGCCCTTCATGCCTGCACCTGAATAACTTAGGTCATAGGACACGGACAAACCGTCCACACTTTTAGACGTGGCGATTCCGGTAGGTCTTCCAGCGCTAACCACTTGCGCAGCATTGGCGCCAGAAACCGGCGTGGTTTGCAGGTAAATCGTGGCATAATGCGCCACAACCAAGCCCATGCCAAACAGCCAATTGGGCCCCCATCGGTCAGCGTCAACAATGCTGTTGGCCAACGCAATGAATTGATCCAGCATGGGATCCGGCACCAAACCCGTGAACTGATCATAAGCCGCCAGAAAATCCGCCCTTGAGTAGGGGGGATTGGTTGTCCCCCCTCCCAGATTGGCGGCGGTGTTAATCAATTGCTCAGCGTAGGCATACGGAAAACCCACACCAGGAGAATAACCGGGATAGTAGGCCATTACTCGGCTTTCTCATCCTCGGCATCAGCCTTGGTTTTGCGGGCCCGCTTTGGCTTTTCATCCTCGGCGGTTTCGTCTTCCGGCTCAAAAGTGGCGTCAACTGGCTCGGTCACTTGGAGCGCAGGAACGTCCAACTCAACGAGTCGTTCAGCGGCCTTAGCGGCTCGGAAATAATCGTCATTGGCAATCCAATCCGGTGCCACTTCAACCGTGTTTCCGCCCGCAGTGGTGAACTCAGCGCCCTCATGCTGGAACGTGAAACGGTGCGTAGTTTGAATTTTCATCAAACTATACTCCGTCTCTGTAAGCGATGGTTTGCGGGTACATCACCTTCACTTCGGAGAATTGACCGAAGTAGGGGGACATGTAAGCCACATCGGCGGCGCTTTGGCTTGTGTACAGACGGTACAGGGGAACGGTCATATCGAAGCTGAGATACTCTTCTTCGTTGCGATATGCAACCATCCGGTTGGTGTTGGCTCCACCAGTGGTCAGCGGCAAGCCTGCGCCAACAGTTTGACGGCAAGGAACAATCACCAGATTTTCCCCGTTCATGCTGGCCAAGTTGTTTGCCATCAGGTAGGACAACACGGACTGGTTTCCGGCTTGGGAAATCAAGCGGGTAGCCAGAATGTTGTAAACAGCAGGAGGCAACAGAATCTGGTTGGGATAGAGTGTAAATTCGGTAGAAGACCAGACGGAAAAAATCAAAGAGTTTACGTCGTTCAGGATTTCTTCGGCGGTCTTGTTTGCCCACAGGCGGGAAGTTGCGCCAGCGTTTTGAGCAACCAAAGCGGATGTCACGCTAGGGTTGTTGATCAAACCAGTGGTGCCGTAATCCGAAAAGCCGAGGTAAACGCTTTGCTGGATGGACAGATCCCAGTTTTTCCGTAAGCCGTTCTCAAAGATTTGGCTCAGGCTACGGCCAGCAGCGGACATGCGGGTTTCATCCATGAACGGTACCCGGATCATGTTCATAAAGTTGTGGGTTTTCCACAGGTCTTTAGTCACGTTGCCCTGGATAATAGGGATGGTGTTGGTCGACCCGCTGATGATACCGAACTGGTTAGCGCCAGCGGTGGCATACTCAACGAAATGAGCGGAAATATAATCAGCAAAACCGTTACCGGTCACAGCGACAATATCCCGTGCCCAGGTGGTAGTGGCGAGAGGCTCACGGAGGCGTTGATCCATCCGCTCCAACTCTCCAATTAAAAACGCTTGCCCTGAGTTGATGCCCGCAGCATCAAGTACCATCGGGATTGTTCCCGACAGGGTATGAGTGTTATTCATTTAAATTTAGCTCCCTACACTACTGGAAAGTTAATGCGTAACGTGGTGATGCCGTTGGCGTCGCTCTTGCCGCTGAACCATTTGCAGTTGGTAACAGCGATGGTATTTGCGCCATCAGCTGCAGCTTCAAAGCCGCCTACCACACCGGCAGGAATAGCGCCGTTCGCAGCGATCCGA